ATGGTGTATATCCTAATGCAGTAGTAACTTGGCTGGATGAAATTGATCCACCATATTGGCCAGTTAAACCTGTACCAGAACCAGTGAATGTTCCATTGATTGTAAAGTTACCCGAAGCATCCAAGTGTGCAACCGATGTGCCGGCCGCAGAAGATGATGCACCAGTAGTCCAGTACCAATTAGAACCACTATAAGAATCGAAATAAGTATTGTCATCGGTCCAAATATGTAAATGATTACCATCATAAATTTTTGAACCACCATTTGCACCAATATTACCCCAATACACAGCAAGACCTGTCTGTGCACCCATGTATTGGTTGCCAGTCAAGGTCATACCAGCAAATGAAGGTGCATTACCAGTACCAACACTTTGGTTGATGGTATAAGAGGTAATGTTTGAAGCATTCCCTGAAATGTTACCGCTCACATTAGAACCAGAAATTGAACTGGATGAACTTAGTGGTGTATATCCTAATGCAGTAGTAACATTACTTGATGTGATACCAGTGATATATCCGTTAGGATTACTTGAGTTGTATGGTGTATAACCTAAAGCTGTTGTAACATTACTTGATGTGATACCAGTAATGTAACCATTTGGGTTACTTGAGTTGTAAGGTGTATAACCTAAAGCACCAGTAACTTGTCCAGATGTTATGGAACTAACGGCACCAGCAGTCAATGAAGATGCGGTGCCAGTTAGGCCTGAACCAGAACCACTAAATGTTGTGGCTGTTACTGTTCCAGATGCAGATACTGATCCTGTTGTTACGGTTGATGCATTGATATTTGCATATAAAGTAGCATAGTTTGCGCTTGTAATTGTTCCAACGCTTGCAGATGTGGGAACCGTTGTGATGCCTTGGTACAAATAATAGTTTGCACCAGCTTTTCTTACAAGACCTGTATAAGATGAGTTTGTTGGTGAAACATAGTTATACTGACCATAGAAACCAATATCTACTGAGTCGCCAGTATTATTAGCGGCAAGTTCAAGCAATGAACTGGTAGATTGAATTGTTGCAGGTTGAATGAATGTTGATGTACCAGAAACAATCAAGTTACCAGCAATCGTAACAGTTTTACCAACAGCAACGTTACCAGTAATTGTTGTGTCGCCGCTGATGGTACCACCAGATACTACTAATGTTTTACCTACGTTGGCAGCAGCAAATGCAGCATTCGCTTGATTGAAAGCAGGTTGAGCATACAGACCAGCATTGTTTGCTTGAGCATATGCTGCATTAGCCTGTATGAATGCACCATTAGCATAAATTCCACCAGAGTTTGCATAGTTCAACGCAGTATTTGCTTGACTGTAGGCACTGTTTGCATATGAACCAGTTGTGTTCTGTGATGCATAAGCAGAGTTGGCTTGAATGAAAGCACCTGTTGTAACTATGCTTGCAGGCACAGTTGTTGTGCTAGTAGAAGTTGTGCTTGTACTAATCATATTCGCAGTCATAATCTGCGAGAATTGTGTTCCACTATTTGGATTATTAACGTCTAGAATAGACCAATAGTTTGCAGTGTTACTCCATTGAATAGTAGCATTTGCACCTTGACCTCTGTTAACAGCAAATGATGCTATTGTAGAAATTGGAGAACCAGCAGACAAGGTGAAGGTTGTTCCGTTATAAACGGTTGAACCATTAATCACAAAGTTACCAGCAAGACTTAAGTTGTTTGCACTAACAGAATTGAAATATGCTGAACCTTGGTTATTGTTATTTGCATTGATTGTTGTAACAGTCAATGATGGTGTTGTTACGCTAGTGTTTGCATTAACATATGAAATATAAGAATTTCCAGATACGCTTTGGCCAACAGATTGAATTGCACCGTTAGCAACAATAGCACCAGTTAAAATACTTGTATTTGCTTGTAACGTACCAACATAACCAGCACCAGAAACACTAGATGTGGTGCCAGTAAAATTTGGAACAGTTACCAATGTGTTTGCTGTAACAGTACCAGTTAATACAGAAGTATTTGCTTGTAATGTGTTAACATAACCAGCACCAGAAACACTAGATGTGGTGCCAGTAAAATTTGGAACAGTTACCAATGTGTTTGCTGTAACAGTACCAGTTAATACAGAAGTATTTGCTTGTAATGTATTGGTGTAGCTTGCACCAGATAAACTAGAAACGTTTGCAACAACGTTATTTGTTGTTAGTGTTCCAGTTAATGCATTGATATTGCTGTAAACTGTTAGGTTTGAACCAACTTGTACAGTATTATTTGCAACCAATGCATTAACAGTTGATGTGCCGCCGACCCATGTTGCACCATTTGCACTTACAGTATTAACATAAGAAGGTCCAGAAACACTTAACACATAAGAGTTTGCAACGGAAGTGTTAGATGAAGTGTTTGCCTGAATTGTATTATATGACAATGTAGAACCAGAAATTGCAGTAGCAACCACATTTGGTGATGTAATTAATGTATTTGCAACTAATGTATTGGATGTTACCGATGTGTTTGCTTGAACATTATTGATGTATGCTGCTGAGCCAGAAATGGAGTTTGTTACAACGTTTTGTGTAAGAACTAATGTATTTGCAGTAAGAGTTCCTGTTAGCACAGAAGTGTTGGCTTGAACTGTACCAGTTAATACAGAAGTGTTAGCTTGAACTGTACCAATATATGCTGCACCACCAGAAATTGCAGTAGCAATCAGATTTGAAGTGTTAACCAATGTATTGGCTTGCACTGTTCCTGTTGTAACACTTGTATTTGCTTGTAGTATATTGGTGAAAACAGTATTGTTTGCTTGTAAAGAAGCTGTAACAACGGTTGTGTTGGCTAATACATTGTTGGTATAGATATTGTTATTTGCTTGTACAAAACCAGTAACAATGCTATTGTTTGCTTGTATTGTTGAAGTCAACACAGAAGTATTGGCTTGAACTAAATTGTGATATGCAAAAGGTCCAGATACAGAAGTTGCAATAACGTTAGGTGCAGTAATTAATGTGTTTGCAGTAAGTGTGGTTGTTGTAACACTTGTATTTGCTTGTACGTTATTGATGTATGCATTTGCACCAGAGATTGCGGTAGCAATTAAGTTTGCTGTGTTAACCAATGTGTTGGCTTGAACAGTGGCAGTTGTGACTACAGTATTTGCCAATAGGTTATTGGTGTATACATTGTTATTCGCCTGCATAGAAGCAGTAACAACAGTCGTATTTGCCAACAAATTGTTGGTATATGTATTGGTATTAGCTTGTAGAACACCAGTAACGACTGTATTGTTTGCAACCAATGTTGCTGTATATGTGTTGGTATTAGCTTGCAGAACACCAGTAACTACAGTCGTATTAGCCAATAAGTTATTGGTATATGTGTTTGTATTAGCCTGAAGCACACCAGTAACCACGGTGGTGTTTGCCAACAGGTTATTAGTGTAAGTATTAGTATTTGCTTGCAACACACCTGTGACAACGGTGGTGTTAGCCAAGAGGTTGTTTGTATATGTGTTGGTGTTTGCTTGTAGTACACCAGTAACAACAGTTGTATTTGCTACAACATTACTTGTGTAAAGATTTGTATTTGCTTGTAAGAAACCAGTAACGATGTTTACGTTAGACTGCAATGTATTTGTGATTACACTTACGTTTGCTTGAACGCCTGATGTGTATACATTGTAATTAATAGATGCATTTGCAGAACCAATGATGTTATTTGTTACATACAAAGTGTTTGCAATATTGGTGTTACCTGCAATCCAGGTGTTTCCAGATATCCATGTATTACCAGTAATGCTCATGTAACCAGTGTGTACTGTATTACCTGCAACATACAAAGCAGGAGTACCAGTATTGGCAATCCAAACGGTTGCATTCATGTATGACTGACCACCAACATACATACTAACGTTTGCGTTGTTGATTGTGTTCAGATATAATGAACCACCTTGGCCGCCACCTTGGATTGTAGGACCAACGGTCAAATTGTATTGAACATAACCAGAAGAACCAACACCTTGAACCTGTAATTGTCCTGAAACAAGTGCATTGTTTGCAATAGACAAACCGTAACCAGCACCTTGTAACTTTAAGGTACCTGAGTTTTTAACATAATCACTAAACCCTAAGGTGTTTAATTCACCTGATTGCGAAATGCTTGAAGCAATTAAGTCGCCAAAAGTATTTGCATAACTTACGACTGGAACGGTATTTGCCATTAGATTTTACCTATTAATTGTTGTAGTAATGACTTGATTTCGTTGACATCAGTTTTGATGTCATTTATCTCCGACTTTACTTTATTTATTTCTTCCTTTTGGACCTTTACCATTCTCATTTTGGCTAGATAATCATTTTTTTCGGTGTCATCTACAGGCAAAAGAGCCATGCTATTGGTATCTCTCATGAATTTTGTATTAGGAATTCTAACTAAAGCCATATTACATTCCTGTTCCAGGTGGTAAAGCGATTGCTTGCAACGATGTTACTGAAGGAACATTTGTGTTGTCATTGGTTGCCATAACAATTTTAATTGCAAATTGAATAAATGATGTATATGTTTGACCATTCACACTTGTATAAGAGATATTGTTGTTTGCTTGGTTACTATTAAATACACCTGGAGCAAATTCATATTGAATCAAATTGTTCATTGATGTTGAATATACATTATAGTTATTAACGCATGTCATCAACTGCCAGTTTCCAGATTCAAATGGTGAAGTATCCTGAGAACTTAATACTTTATAGTAAACATAGATGCCAGCACCCAAAGGCCAGTAAGCACTCAAGTAAACACGAAGGTCACCAGAATCATTACCTGGAGCCAACACAACTTTCTTAGTGAAGTATTTTGCAAGAGCATTACCACCTGTTGAACCTGTTTCACCGTGAACGGAGATTACAGCATTTGCATTACCACTTCTTGTTGTTGGATCGTAAATAGAAATAGTTGGTGTTGTTAAGTAACCAGAACCAGGACTAATTACATAGACTGAGGTGATTGCACCTGTTGCATTTGCAGTAAGTCCAAGTGCTGGTGCTGTTCCAGATGGTAAATCTGGACTTGTGATTGTTACTGATGCAGTTTGGACGTTATAACCTACACCACCACTGACAACGTTAATAACATTATTGCCAATACCCATATTGTTAATAACATAACGAATAGCATATAAACTGACACCATCGTCCGAAATGATTGGTGATACGTTTGGATCGCTTGTGGACATTGCCGCAGCCAAAGCAAAAGATGAATTTGATGTTGTGAATAGTTTTCTTTCACCTAAACCATCATTCAACGGTACATTTGATGGAGATGGAGAACCTAATCTACCTGGAGTTATTGCGGTCGCCGCTGTTTGTGCACCAGAAGTTAGTGTTGTTGTATAAGAATAATTAATGCTTGTGCCAGTTGGTGTGAAATCTGTGGTAGAAACATTAAGTGCATCTAAACGTGTATTGGATGAATAGTTTCCTCCAATATTTGGCACACTATTCGGATCAATTTTGTGTAACAGATCATGTTGGCCAAGTTTTCTATATGGCAATCTTTGTGGAACACTGAATGGAACTGTCGTAGGTGTTGTAGAGAACACGCATTGGTCAATAACAAACATTAAGTCTTTAGTTTGATCCGCAGTCCAAGTAATGGAGTTTTGTGACTCAAACAATGCACCAACATACGGCGCAGCACCAATCTTTGTTGGGTTTGTTGGATTTGGATCGGGATCGCTTGGAAGAGCTTTTGCTGTAGATGGTTTTGCAATCTGATTTTGTTGTGCGTAATATAATGTGTATTGTGGAGAACTAGACTTAATCAATATTGCATACAAAACGCCAGGTTGAATATAGACCGGAGCAGAAAATTGAAATTCTGTATATGTATTTGGATCCAAGTAATGTGGATTTGAACTATAATTACATTGATTTGGTGATAGTGTAACTGTAGAATAATTTAATGCTGTGCCGCTTGGATATCCATTCAGAGTAGGAACAATAGAAACAGTTATCTGTTCACTTGAAGTTGGAATAGTGGCAAAGAACAACTTCACGTTATTTAAGAATGCACCGTTAGGGAAATTACTTTGTGAAATAATAAATGTTTGTGCAACAGGATCGTATGGTGAATATGTTGTAATTGTACTAATCAATTGATTTGACAACTGATTAACTTGTGTAAACGTCTGTGCAGATGAATCAACAGAAGGTGCAAAGTCTAAGGCTTGTGACTTTGTTGATAGACCTGAAGCAGTAAATGTTGCCTCCGCATATGTTGTTGCGGTTGTTTCGTCTGTCGATACTGTTCTATTGTCTATACGAAATACTCTAGAACCTGTTTGGAACATGGTTGATGGAACATTAAAAATGCCAACAAAGTTACCACCTTCATCAGATGATAGTTGTGACAATGTTGTTCCAGAATTGATTGCCGCAGCTACACTTGTCGCAGTTCCTTGTATACTGTAATTAGATACGACAGAACCTTTATATGAATTTGTTCCTAATGAAATGTTTACAGGAGCATCAAGTGTTGCTACTCCTGTTGTCGCATTATAAGCAATAATGTTTGCTGTATAATTATATAAACTAGAATATGTTGCTGTTGTCATTTAATGGTTCCGGTGTTTCTCTAAATCTTTTGGTATTTAGTTTAAGATCCTACGTTCAAGTTCTGATAATCTGACCAACTGAAATCGCCGCCTGAACCTGCGCCACCTGATGGTGCCGGTGCTGGTGGTGTATATGTTGATGCAACTGCTTGTTGATAAACTTGTTGCGAGTTGATTGTTATTTTTGAACCAACGTAATAATTTGCGACATTAGAAGCACTTGGTCCAAGGTTAACTTGTGTGACACCGGTAAACCAAACACCACCACCGGGCATAGGAATTTCTTGACCTGGATTGTTATAGGTCAATGTTGGTGGATTTCTTGAATCAAATACATTATTTCCAGCTGGATCAGTAATTAACAATCCAACCGCAGCAGGACCACCTGTATTGAATGCAGTCCAACTAACGGCATAAGTTGTATTTGATGTTAAAGATGATGTAAATGTGGTTGTTTGTGAATAGTTAGCTCTGTTTCCATCACCTGAACCCGAACCAACTTGGAATAACAAAGTACCATTCAAATAAAATTGTGCATTGTTATCTGCTGAAGCCGTAAATGTGTATGTTCCAGATGTGGTTGATTGGAATGCCAAGTTTGCAGTATAAGTTGAACTTTGGTTAGAATCACCCCAAACACCATACTGATTCAAGAATGAACAATATGCGGAGTTTGTCGGTGCAATAACCAAATTACCAGAATATGATGCACCGTTAGAAGAAACTGTATAACCACCACCAACACCGCCAATTTGTCCTTGTGCATTTATAGAAATAACACTATTTGAAGAAACTGTTCCAGATGCAGTAGAATTTACATATTTACCATGCACATCAAAGAATGCATTTTGTAATTTTGCTGTTCCAATTGTTCCTGGGAAACCAATCAAATCGGCAACATATAATCTTGTTTGTGTGCCATTTGGATAATTGTAAACAGAAATTACACGAGCAACTGGATAGAATAATGTTGTTCCACTAACAGTTAAATTAAAACCAACAATATCACCAGGATTAAATGTTCCAGATATGCCAGTCAATTCAATTGTGTTTGGTGCAGTCATGTATTTGTCAATATTTACACCATCAAACCATGTTGACAAAGGTGTATTGACCAACAATCCAGAAGCCTGAACAATAATTTGTTGTGGTCTGATATATGGCAGAATGTTGATGTTTGTCAAATAACCATTATTAGTTCCAAAAGTGGAAGAAACTGGATTGTATGGTGATGCAGAAGTATTTTGAATTTGACTTGCGTATGTTTGTGTTGTTGTTGCTGTGTATCCAACAGTTGCACCATAAGGACTATTTGTGATAGAACCATGGTTCACAACACTAACTGAACTTGAAGTAACACTTGATGTACCAGGAATTGTTGCAAAGTCACCAGAATTGGTCAAATTAACACCGCCTGTTGCTTGATATACTTGCATCGATGGGTCTGTAACTAACAATGCAGGTGCTTGTGTGTTGTCAACCCAATTATCCATTGGAGGTGTCAAGTGTGCAAGACCTTGTTGAATAACAACAGAGAACGGATTAACAGAAACCGCACTACTTGCTAATGGTTGAGTAACAATATTTGCTGTTGTATATGGTAATGTGAACACATAAGTTTGTGAACCAACATTATTAATATTATAGGTGTTTGTATTTGCTAGTGTACCAACTGTTGCAACGGCCACTGGATTTTGTAATTGGAAGTTATCAACGATTGCCAAAGGTGTTAATGTATTTGTTCTTACGTTGATGTTTGCCAAATAATCCGGATTGTTCGTATCAGCAGTAGAATATGAATTGAAAGAATCAACCAAAATACCATAATTTGGTCTAGTAACACCATTCAAGTTTGTAACTTGTGTTGAAGCCGCAGCTGCTTCAAGTTGACTTAATGTTGTGTAGTATTCCAAATTGTTGATACGTGTTTCTAGGTCTGTAATGTCAGTCTTAGCCCAACGTTTGTGTAGAACCTTGTTGATGGACAGATTGGATACAGCACCAGCAGGTCCTTCACCAGGAACATATGCGGTGTATGGATCATGCAACAAGTTAGCCAATAACAACGATCCTGTTGGTTGTGCAGGTAATGTTGGATTGACTGCTGGGTTGCCTTGAATGATTTGGAAACTCTTGTCTTTTGTTAGAACTAGTCTATCTTGACGGCCCAAATAGTAACCATAGTTTGACTGAAAGTTGGTCAAGTTTTGTGGAATCAAAACACCGATATCACTTGTTCCGGTTGGTTGTGATCCAGATGAGTATTCCCAGATATAGGCTGTTTGACCATTTTGACGAGCAGGTCTAAAATCAATACAATCAGACAATCTATAAACATTACCATCTTTTGCTGTGTATACTGGAATCTGAGCATAAGATTCAGGTGAAGTAGATACGCCACCATATGTTGAGTTGGAAGATTGGTAAGATTGAATACTGAAGTATCCGTCACCAGATGATGCCTGAGTGTGTGAATAGTAATTATACACAACCAAAATGTTTCCAGATGGAAGTGGTGCACCAGGAATCAATGAAACAGAACCAAAATCATAGAAGTTATCTCTTTGGCCGTTGTCTAATGTGTAGTAATTTGTAACATCGGTAAACGATGACAATGCAACACCGCTGATAGAAGCACCTGTTGTACCTGTATCATAAACTTTGGCAATTTTCTTAATGTCATTTACATACAATGACATTTTTGAACCATACGCAACGGCAGCTTTACCAATTAATGTTTGACCTTTTGTTAAATCTACTGATGCGGTAGATGTTACAGTAGTCATTGAAGAACTACCATACAAAGTATTGCCTGAAACCAAGTTTTTAGATTTCAATACAAAGTTTGATGAATCACCAGAAGATACTTGAACTTGTGCAATAACATCAACAGTCATACCGGTTGGATATCCGCTTGTGGTTAAAGTCGCAGCAGTATGGTCTGATGAAATTGTAATGGTGTTACCAGAAGAAGTGAAGTCAATAATATTGCCTGTAGCAGTATTGATAACAATAAAGTTCTGTTGATTGACTGTTCCTGTTTGAGTTGAGGTTGGACCTTCAAATCTCAATGGACTTCCGCTGTTTCCAGATGTTGCACTTAGTGTTAGTGTGTTGCCAGTAAATGTTTTGTTACGGTAAACTCTGGTTGAATAGTAACTTGTTCCAGATACGTTAGCGACATGTGAATAACCTAGTGGAAAAATCAACTCTGGTGCACCAAATCCGTTCACTACGGTTCCACCAGTTGGAAGTCCTTGTGTTCTTCCGTTGATATTGATGTTTGCATTGGCGGTCAAATAGTAATTTGAATTTGCAATAACAATAGAAGAAATGTCGGTTGTATTGTAGTTCAATGTAACAGATGTTGATGTTGTTGGTGTTACAGTGAACGGTGTTGCAGAAGAAACAGTAAATGTTTTTGTTGCACCAGATACGGAATATCCAGTAACTGTTCTTACGTCAACAATTGCACCAGTTGTTGCAGTTATTGATACACCATAGTAAGCATTTGCAGTAGTGGAGAATGTGTCTGCTGCATCGTTGATTACTAGAGTTGTTGCTGTACTAGAATTTGTGGCTACTCCAGATAAAGTGTTTGCACTGAAGTCTGAAATGTATGCATTATAGACATAAGCCTTGGTATTAGCACCAGAACCTGAAACGTATTGTAGGTTTCTCAAAAAGCCAGTACCAACAACGGTTGAGTTGTATGTGTTAGAATTAGCAGAAGTTCCGTTTGTTGGAGAAGAAATGCCTGATGCACCAACGCAATGGAATGTTACTTGTGGAACTTGGCCAATGTCAAAAATACCGCCTGCGGTATCAATTGTAATATAATTTGCATAATCAACATAGATAGCATCTTCAATAATCGTGTTGGTTTGTCTTGCTCTTTGGTTTGTTAGAATTTTTTGAGATTGATTCTCAATACGGTAACCGTGAACATATGCAACACCTTTACCTATTGTTAAATCATAATTTGCACTAACACCTAATGAGTTTGCAGATGGTGTTAGACTAAAATCATTAACAATATAGTCACCATTGGTTTCATAGTCACGTTTTGCAAAGTAATCATCAATGGTTGAATAAACTGTACCATCAACTTGATTAATGATTTGACCATTAACAATACGAACCAATTCAATAAAGTTTTGGTCGTTACCTAATGTCAATGGTAAGTTAACCAAAGACAAAGAAAGAACATAACGGTCAGCACCTGGTGCTTGGAAGTTCGATGCACCAATAGCAGGATCCAACAGAGATGCATCATTTACATAATCGTAAATTGTTTCTGTCAACTGTAGACCAATACGATATGAAGGAGTATTGTCGTATTTGTCTAGAATAATTGTTTGGTTTGCAACATCAACAAAGTTACCAATTGAATATGTCTGGCCATTTGTTTGAGATACGTTGTATCCATTAACAATATAGAAAACACCATTGGCAATCGATGCGGTAGAAGAAAGACCAGTTGAATAGTTGCCTGCGGCAGGCACCGATGTGGCAATAGATGCGTAATATGTTGTTTCACCTGTTGTCTGAATTGTTAATCCGTCCGTAAATTGTCCACCAGATAGATATGTAACAATCAATGTAGGTGGATCACCGGCCGAGGTACCACTTGATGTTGTTTCAGCAGTAGCAATGACACGAGCAAGAATTGTTCCTGTTTCTGCATCAAAAATAACCTGGTTTGCAAAATTCGCAGCAGTAACAGAAGCACCGTTGAATGTTGGATTCAACTTCAGATAATAACAACTCAAGTTAGTCGTAACCTGTCCACCAGATACAGGAGTATTTTGAGAATAGATTGCAGAGGCAAATTCAGAAATCTGATTTTGCAGAATTGTCTGAGATTGTGTCAGTTCTCTTGCCTGAACTGCGTAACCTGGCTTAAAAAGAATACGATGAAAATTCTTTTGTGGGTCAAAGTCATCGTAATATGGATATGTATCAAAATTTAGAGACATTTAATTAACCTTTTTTAATAGCCGAGGACAAAATGGAACTGCTCGATACCATCGTCACTTCTTTGAACACCTTGGCGATTTTCTATGTATGCCAAGTATCCGGAGAATGGAATAACTGATGGTTCTGTAATCGTTAATACTGTTCTTGAACATCCTGATGTGGCACCTGTGATAGCTTGGCCAAGAACAAAATTACCATTTGTATTTATCAACTGTAATAGGTTGGTTGATGTGTTAAATGATAAAACTGTTCCAGAAAACAATAAATTTGGTGGTATGCTTGTATCATATTGATTAACAACTTCATCAGCCGCAAATGATCCTACACCACCAGCGCACAATACTTGAGTTGCAACATTATAAATTGCACCATTGGCCAATTGTGGTCCACTGGCTCCGTATGTTTGTGGATTAAATAACAGTCCAACTTGACGATAAGTTACACCGTCAGTTGGCAAAACTCCATTTTCTGTTCCGTTGAAATCAACAGACAACATAATATGGTTACAACCTAATTCGGAGATAACGTCATATGCATGTCCACCAACTGGTGATGTTGGTGCAATAGCTGTTGCTTGTGTTGTTATAGGTGCAAGATATCTTTGGTTTGATGATGTGTATGCACTAATTGTAACATTCGCATATGTATAATTGTGCCCAGCTTGTCCTTGAGGAACAACAACATCAATAATTGAACCATTAACAACTTGTGCAGGAGTAATTGAACCGTTAGCACCAACACCATCACCAGTTACTGTGACAGTGATGAAAGTATTAACCGCATCATAACCTTGGCCACCATTTGTTACATTAATAACATCAACACTTCCCCAACCAGCAGTTGTTAAGTATGGTTGAGGTGTATTTGCACCAATTGGAACTGGCATCCAACTAGAAT